TTCTTTCTTAATATCCTGGATGTCCTCTATCGTTGCGAAGTTATGTTCGCCAGCTCCCGCGCCAAACTTCATTGGTGTTTCTACCGAACCTTTCATCAGCCTCTGAAGGCGTGCAGGAACTTTTGCGATGTTCGGGTCTTGCAGAACGTCCCATGATCTTTTTGGCACCACCTTATTCCAATCGAGCTGATCATTTGCTTGAACCACATCACGCCAACCCTTCAAGCGTTCATCAACTTGCGCTGTGCCTGCGTTGTAAAAGTCTTGAGCGATTTTTGCCATCTGTGCTCGCGTAGCTTCTGCAAGTTTGTCGCCTTTCGCGAAGTTATTCATCGTCAGCTGAAGTTGTTGCAAGGCGCTTGCAGCAGAACCAATCATCGTTACATCCTCACCGCGCACCACGCCCTCATCGATCATCTTCTGAAAAGAGTTAATCGCTGAAATATCGCCAAGACCTGTACCTTCACGCAGACCAGCCATGACGAGCGCAATCTTCCTTCTCCACTCGAAAGCACCGTCGAGCAATCTTTTCGTCTGCTGGCGAAAATCTTTATGTCGCTCGTAAATTCCTTTGGCGTTTAATCGACCATCTGTGGTGTAACCCACTTCCGGTTTTACTTCTGGATGCATCTTTCGCCACATATCGAAAGTGTTATTCAGCAGGCCAAGATTCGGAACACCCAACCCTTGAAACCAAGTATTAAATTCTTTGACATTCTTCGGATCAGCGTCCAGCATTCTGCGAACAGCTTGCCTTTCGATTTGTTGTTGATCGAGCGTGCCCATCGCCTCGTACTGCCGCTTCATCTGAGCGTACTTCTTTTGCTTGTAATTGTTGATGTAGCCCGACGCATCAAAAGATGGGTTCTGAAGTTTCAGCGCGTAGCCTAGCGCGCCCATGATTCCAGTTTCCCGCTTCATTTGCTGACTACCACCGGCCATCGCTTGCAGATAAGCATTAGGATCGAAGTCGCGCCGTATCGGAGTCGGGGGCGGTGGCATTGCCGCTTGTGCAGCGTTAGCTGCCGCCAAATCAGCGCCCATCGCGGTCATTTCAGACGGCAACAAATTCGCGCCACGCGCCTTTCGTTCCTCATCCAACAGCGCCAGTTGATCAGCTGGCGACATGAGATTCGGGTCGCTTCCAGCCGAGGTTAATAATCCGGTGTTAGCTAACGCCATAAAGCAATTCCTCTAATTTCTTATTCCGCGTTGAAGCGGTTGAATCAATCGCGGGTGACGAGATCGGGGTTCTTAATTGCCGCACGCCTGTTGGTGCTAATGCAGATGACGGTGGCCCTGCGTTCCAAGGTCTAAACGCCCTTTGTCCCATTCTTGTTTTGAAATTCGGTGCAGGCTGCACTGGCGGTGGTTCAGCCGCTGCGATCATCTCCGACATTTCAAGCAGCGCATCAGAACCAATCTTCATACCAGGCCACTTGAAACCACCCGTATTCATCACAGGTGGATGATGATCACCAGGCGTTGGCCCCGACATGCGCGAAGGCGCTTGCCTGGGGGGCGCTACCATTGGTGGTGGTTGAATGTTCGCAAACTCATTGGCATCGTAATTTAGATTCTGTGGCCCTAATGGTGTTGTCACAGCTTGCCCTGTCGTATTCCAACCTCGCGCGGCTCGATCCGCATTGTGAATCGCTGTAGCGGCATCAAAATTTGCTTTCTGGTTTTGGCTTACTGGAAATGCACCCGCTGTACTCCCCGGCGGCAAACCCCGCAACTGCGCTAGTCGTTGCGCTTCCGCATTTGCCAGGTTCAATCTTTTACGGGTCAATGCCAGTTCTTCTTCTAATGACCGGTTAAAGTCGAGCAAACCTCTCTCTTCTCGCCAGGCCATCAGAACAGCATCCCATAATTGACCATGCGCCAACCATTAACCTTCTTAACAGCTTCCGGCATGATGCGTTCAACTTCCTGCGCGATAACGCCGATGAACTTCTTCGGACTCCACAAATAATTGAAGCGATAGACGTTAAAGCCGTTGAGCACACCAACCTGTTCGATGTTCTCTTTGAACCGCTCATCAGACCCAAAAAGTCCAGGGATTCCTGCCAGGTTTCCAACAATGCCGGCAAGCGAACCGATCGTACTCATTCCACTTGGCCCTGGTGTTCTCGAAGTGCTCATCCCGCCATAGTCGCCGTGAATCCCAGCCATATAGTTAGCGAGCGCCGTTTGTGGGGCTTGTGAACTATAGGCGTGCTCTTGAATCGCGCGGTTGATTCCTTCCTGGCTCATCGCTCTGCGTTGAGCGCCCACATCAGCCATTGAGTTGTACATGCCCATCGGCGCACCCATGATCGTGGGGTAGGCACCCAGCGCCTGCGTCCTTCGGCCTTGTGCATCGCCGTAAGCCTGGTATTGCATCTTCGCGATGTTGTCGAGCAGCTTGTCGCCAACCGCACTTGCCGCAGTACCGACCGCAATATCACCGCGTGAACCACCGCCAGGTTGATAAAGAACTTGATCTGAACGAATCTTCGCGAGCATGGGATCGAGCGCTGATGCTGCATTGCGTTTGTAAACTTCGATCATCGGATCAAACGTCGAGCTGTCGATCTGGCCCGTTTGCATCTGCTGAATATTCTTCTCAGCAGCTGCCTGCTGCGCCGCAGCGCGCGGCCCCATTGCGTAACCTAGTGTGGCCTTCTGCGCCGCCTCTTGGCTGGGGTCGAAACCGGCCACCGTTTCACCGCTGAAATAGGCTGGCGCGCCTCGTTTATAGAGTCGCTCTGCTTCTTGGAATCCGTACTTCAGCGGCCCTTCTTGTGCTGCCCACGGTTTGTTTTCAGTCGTGCTGACTTTTGTGCCACCGCCCATTATTTACTCTCCCGAAGGAATAACCCATTCACAAAAAACGAAATTGTTCGCCAGTAATAACTCAGGCCAATTCTGAAACCTTTCTTCAGGCCGCGACCGTAGGCGACGAAATCTTTGAACTCTTGATAAACGCTTGCAGCTGTTCCCGCGTCGATGTGTTTTTGACCCGCAGCGCGGTAACCTCTTCTAAAGGCTTCGCCGTACCACTTGCCGTGATACTTCTTCGCGCACCACAGCTCTGCTTTTATCTTCTCCATCATCGTAAACCCGCCGGTCATGACACCGTGGGTTGCTATGACGCAACCACCGCCGCCGCCTTCTCCGTCGCCAAAACTTTCTCCCATCGCTGTGTCTTCAGCGGCAATGCCGTCGCTGTCCTCGCTCCCCATGTCATCGCCATAACCTTCTGTATCGGCATCACCACTGGTATCGCTATCACCACCGCCAGGGCCAGCTTCGTGGCCTCCATGTTCATCTGAGTGATGACCGCCGGCAGGCGCGCCACCTGGAGATTCATGCCCAGCCCCTGGATCACCAACATCAGCCCAGCCACCGGATACAGCGACCGTGCCATCATCCATGACACCGTAATCGCCAAATTCTGTGTGGTGGACATCATGCCACCCACCAATCCCAGAGACTGATGTGACGGTTCCAACTGTGCCGCTCATGTCGCCAGGGCCACCCGGCCCCATTTCGTCTCCGCCTTCATCATCACTACCGCCACCGCCTCCACCGCCACCGCCTCCACCACCACCGCCTCCACCGCCACCGCCTCCAGTGCCAGTGCCAGTGCCAGTGCCAGTGCCAGCTGCTGCGGCCCAATCAACGCCGCCTGGGGGCGGTGTCATGTAGCCAAGGGAGCTTGGATAAGAGATTTCGGGGTAGGCGTACATCGCCATGCCGGTCGATTCTGGAAGCGACGCTTCCCAATGTTTGTCAGACCACGGTGAATACATGGCGGCAGTCATGCCAGGCGCGAGGAGACCGGCATCAACCGGCGCAACATCACCCGCACCGAAGCGAGACTCTGGTAACAGATATGGGCCGTAAGGAAGCTCGCTCGCTAATGGGCCACCACTAGCTACGCCGCCGCCTGCTCCTGCTCCGCCGCCAGCTGCACCACCGCCGGCAGCTCCGCCAGCTGCTGCGCCAGAGAAGGTGCCAGAGGGAAATGTGCGCTCGACAACCCATCCCATAGAAGAATCACCGCCATCAAAGGAATAAATCTTATCGCCAATTCTGGCGCGCTCACTTGTGGAATGACCCGAACGATCGAGATCGTCCCACGACTCAAAAACAGCCGTGTCTTTATACCGTTCTCTGATCGTGCCGGGATCGATCGTGCCGCCGCCGCCACCCATTAGTGCAGCCGTCCTTTCAAGTCTTTTTTGATAACGATGTGGCTCATTTTCCAATCCTTCAAGACGCGGAGAAAGCCGCGTTTTGTCCATGCTTCAAGTTCAGTGCAGCCCATTGCCAGCGCGAAGTTTTCAAGCATGTCAATGTGCTGCATCCAGATTTTCATGTCGCGACCGCCGATAGCGATTACGCGCAGAATTTTCTTTCTTGGGTAAACAATTATTTGCGTCACCATTGCGGCAACACATTCACCATCACCTACAGCTACCCACAACTGCATCTCTTCATTAAGTAGAAATGGCAGAAAATCTTCGGTTTCTATTTCTCCGTTAGAGAAAGCAACGGCGCGTTCCAGGTGCTCTATAACAAAGGGCCAAACGGCCTCAACCTCGTTTTGATTGATAACGGAAATCTTATAGCTTTTGCCAGGCGCTCGCTCCGCCGTCATACCAGTAAATTCCTCGTCCCGATCCCGGGTCGGCGTCCGTGCCATCGAAATACCTCACATCTCCGTTTCGCGGTTTTGCAGGGAGCACAAATGTTTCATCAAGTCGAAACACACTTTGGTTAAAAAGAATATCGCCCAACTTTATAAGTTGGTTTTGAATGTAGATGCCAAGGTCAGCATCGCTTTCTGGAAGTGGATCAGGAGAAAACCGTGTAATCGATTTCCACTTCTTTACATCAGCAAGCGCCACTAATAATTACGCGAACCACGACGGCCTGCGTCCTCTACTTCAATCTCGACACCATTCAACGTCCAGTTCATGTCGGTGGTGGACTCAAACTTTATTCCGTAAAGTTTTCCGGTAGCTCGACAGCTCACCTTCGATTGAGTATCGGGGTTGAAGTTATACGGGCCTTTCCAACTCACCGGCTCTTCAGTGCTCATGCTTGTGCCGATGTAAATTTGTATTTCACTCGAATTGTCGATCGACATCTTCGGCCAAACGGCGGTGACTCTCTTGACCATACTTTGATCAGGTTGACCGCCAGCAGTCATCGATAATCCAGTGCGCTCGATGAACGCTGTCATGTCGGTAGTACCGGACTTATTGCCGACGTTATCGCGAAACACCTTAGTCGCAGTTGGACTCGCAAACACTAGAACGTTCTCGACCTTATCCCAGGAAACGGCCCATGCTCCAGACGCTGATGACCAGGTTTCCGTCGCAGCTGACCATGTTGAGAAGGCGCTTTCATCATCAGCGACCCCATAACCAATGTGCGCTAGATCAGGAAGATCCCGTTCCGTAAAAGTGTTCTCGACGTAGTTCCAGATCACCGCCTTATCGACCTGATCGTTAGTTGATTCAGTCGAGACAAAACAAAACAGAATCTCGTTACGGGCGTAATCAGCAACAGTGAATGCCTTGTCGGTGAAATTACCGTCAATCGTTGTGAAAACATATTCCCGCATCTTGTGCGGCAATATCGATTTAATGCGCTGGCCATCATTAACGTAGAAGTTGCCGCGACCAAAGATCGCGTGGCCACCATCAAACTCGACTACGCAGTTACTGGCTAATGCGCCGATCGTTGGTGACACCTGGCGGAACGCGAAGATGTAAGGCGTACCAACAAAGTTGGCTGCGTAAACAGAATCATCCTTATAAATGAAGAAAGAGTCTCGTAGCGAAAGGCCATCGAGGATCTTGCCTGGCGTATCAGCTAAGTGATAAGCGCCTGCGTCTGCGGTTGCATCGCTTTCGTCCCAGGTGCCAGGCACCGTTTGCGTAGCAGCTTCCGATGACCACTTGACCTTATCAGGATAATTAACACCGCTTTCGGTAACGTTAAGCGCAAACAAAAACGATCGAAAAGACTTAACACTTGCAGCCTCAAAAGATGCCGGCCAGTTCGTGAGGTCGGCAAGTTTCGTACCCGTGGCAGGCAGCCCACTCGTTAATGCCCAAAACTGGGGGTCATCATTTGACTGCGCGAGAATGAGGACTCCACCGATTACTGTTGATGTCCAACCCTCATTAACTGTGGCGCTGTATGCGCCGCCTGATGCTCTGGTGATGTCGTACCATTTCTTAGTGCGTGTGACTTGAGCGTCATCAAGATGTTCAGCGGGTGTTGTGCTATTAGCTCCGCGAGTACAGGTAGTGAACTGCGTCGAAGTCTTGCCGGTGTATGTGATCTGCTCATCTCCGATACTGATCGTACCGGCTGTTTCAAAAGCAGCGGTGCTGTCCACCGTAATGGTGGCCACAGAATCGTTGATCCCACCATTAAGATTGGTCTGCGTACCGGTCGCGTCGTAAACGTAGACCGCAAGCAGGCCACCGGCAATCCAGAATTTGTTTACACCGGCTTCGAGATAACGAAGGTGGTACGGCGGAGCTGGTACGGTTTCTAAAATCGATGACCAACCGGTTACTTTCTTGATTGCACCTTGATCGGTACGAACATTGTTTCCACTTGACCAGACGTTGGGTGGCAGCTGCCAGGGCGCGACATCCTTAACTATCCCGACTTGGCCAGGATTCTCAAGGGCAATTAACGCCACTAAGGTTTCTCAGGCCATACTACATCTTCAGAATTCTCCACGCTTGCTGGAACATCACGCAATGCTTGACGATAGGTTGTCATATCAGCAGACATGGTTACGTCAGACAGAGCGTAGAAGTCTGTTGCAGCTAATAACACATCTCTATACCTTCTAACCTCTTCCCAGTTGTAGATATGTAAAGCAATTTCTAGTTGTTCTTCTGTTGGTTCTGGATCATCCCGTCTCCAATGAAGTCGTGTAGAATTTGGTATATTGGGACTGTCATTACGACATTCATACCCAACATGAAGCTCCGACTCACCAAAGGTTTGTTTGACATACGCTTGCACAGCGTAGCCTATATATAGGTTGTCTAACATTAATCTCTCCTAATATACCTAACATCCCACATTGCTGCGGTTCCAGCGGCGTTACCTACTGGGCCTTCAGCACTAGTTGTATTTTTGTAGAGATATGGCCTAAGGACGTTACCAGCGTTAATTGGTAAAGTCATAGCATACCAACCAGTTGAAGCACTCCCCGCAGATCCCGCTTTAGTTCCTGTTACAATAACAAAACCAGAGCCAGTATCTTTGTATAGAGCAGGGTTTCCTGCGCTTGAACTAGTATTCGTTGGAAGCGCTTCAGTATACAAAATATGGCCAGTAAAGGGCGCTGTCCATTCATAAGTTGCGGCATCCCATGCCGAGCCATAATTCTGTTGAACGAGAACATTGGCTGTGTATGTCCTATAATATGCTGCCGCGCCCGCCAGAGTATAGCTGGTTGATGAAGCGATATGAGTCCAAATAGTGGTGTATTCATTACCAGTTCTGAAAGCAGTAGTGCCGTCAGAAACAAGCTCACAGTGATCGTTCTTGCAATAAAGGGTGTATACCTCAGTTGGGGTGTCATTTTTTATCGTGATCTTATTGCCAGCACCATGTGTTGCTGTTGAAATAATATGAATAGCACAAGTATCAAACGCATCTTCAGCGGGCAATGTGATGATCGTTTCCGTACTGGTTCCAGCAGATACATCTACCAAAACAATAAGACTGGACTTGCCTGTAAAGTCGCCGGGCAAAATAGTGTAAGTACCAGTCTTAGAAATAACCCCTTGAGCGCCTGTCGTGATCGCTACACCACCAATGGTTAAGTTACCAGCATCTGTAATTGCCATTGTCTTGCCAGTAGGCACAGTAATAGTGCTACCAGAACTGGTGATGGTGTCTAATGAAAGTGTTGCTGCCATAATATTGTCCTCAGATCAGCGTTAGTTCGCCAGAGATTGTCCACGTTGCGCCGTCACTGATCGTGATTGGCCCCGCCAAAAAAGCGGCTTTCGTAGTTGCTACAGTCGTGGTTGTGTTGGTGGTGATGTCGTTATAGTTGTAATAGAAGTCACCACGGGTCGTGATAGCTCCTACCGTAACTGTGTTCCATGTGTAGTCACCCCGAAGGAATGTCGTGCTGTCGGCGGTGCCACTCGCTTGGATCGCACCCGCAGTTCCGACAGGCGTTTGTAACCCAAGTTGAACAATCTCAACGTTGTTTGTGCCGCTTGGCACGGTGCCTGTGAACGTAAGCGATGTGCCGCTTAACGTATAGGCGCTGGTGTCCTGGCGTACTCCCGAGATGAAAACAAGAACGCTTGCAGTGTTTGGCGGCGCGTAGTCAAGCGAGACAGTCTGCGCTGTGCCGTCGCCGTTAAAGAACTTGCTTGGGTAGTTAGCAAACTGTAGTGGCTTTCCTAGATATGCCATTATGATATTGCCTTTGGATATTTAGCTTTCACTGCCGCTCGTTTTTCTTGGAGAGCAACAAGATCATCATCAAGAATTGCATGGACGCACTCTTCTATTGATGGGTATTCCATCCTGCGCTTACGAGCGTAGTCGTTGTCGTATGCGTCTTTTACTTCTTGCTGTTTAGCGGTAATTTGTTCTGGCGTAATAGAATTAGGATTGCCATCATGCCATGTAATATCTTCACCAATAACTGAAACCTGTGCGGTTGGGTCTAAAGTGAGAATTGTTTTTAATGCATCAATCATGAGCTTAACTCCATTACCGTAAACACAACCCTGGATGATGCTAGGTTGAAATAAGCTCCATTGGCGTTAGCCTTAAAGAAAACAGCATACGTTTGGGCGCTTACACTTGCTGGAGAATGAATCATCATTGCGCTGTTAGTAAAGAAGTTATTTGGAACCATCGTAATATGGTATCGATCGTTTTCTTGAATCATACTGTATGGCCCAGTGGCAGCAACTTCAGACCCACCAACATAAAATGTAGTCCATACCTCCCCAGCCGCATAATCACTATAAGTAGTACCACCAGCAAGGGTTAATATGAATCTACTTGACGTTGATGCTGGTGCATCGGTAGTGATTGAAAGACCCGTTGTAACGTATGACGTGCTACTCGTGCTGATTGTTGAGTTTGAAGAGGTTTCTTTAACTTGTAAAAGCATACCGCCAACATCTGTACCCCAAGACACATCAGTTCCATCGCTCTTCAATACCTGATTAGCCGCGCCAACCGTCAAAGCAGATGGATCACCAGAAGCATCTCCTACGATGATCTTGCCTCGTGCAAGTCCCGCCATCTTAGCTAGGGTTACTGCATCATCTGCGATCTT